AACCACCATGCCCATCTCCAACAAGACCCAATCTTGCTGCTTGTTGGGAGGCAGTTGCTTCTGATATGAATTGGAAAAAACTTTTCATTATCTAACTTATAATTTTTTATATTAAAAACTATCTTGTACTTTTTAAATATTTATTGTTTTTTTAGACGTTTACTTTTCAATGGATATTTTTCCAGAATCAGGATCAAAACTTAAGTTCTTTTGTGGAGTCCAATTTGGTTTTTCTTTAAAAGCTGGACCAGTTTCTGGCATCAATTTTAATTCTAATTTTATAACATCATCTAAATTAAATTTAGCATTTTCTCAATATCGCCTCGATATGAAGTTCTATTCTTATATCTAATGTGAAATAATAGTGCGTCAGGTTTCGCTGAGTTGCCAACATAAAATACTACTTTTCCCGCACCCTTTACACAAAAATTTGATTTCCACTTGCATCTTGAACCTTTTGAACGTATTCTAATGAAGACCCCTGATATGTTTTAGATCCAAAAGCCAATAACATAGTATTTTTTGCATAATCACCTAAACCAAATGCAGAAACGAACAAATAATTCCAAATTAACTCGGATTGTTGTCTATTTAATTGACCAGCAGGCAATAAATTGAAAACACTATCTACATATCTCGCAACAACGTAACTTTTCCAAACTTTATCTGATGACGTAGTAGCTCGGGATAAAGCTGGAAATTTACTAGGATCTAATAAATCATATATTCTAATCCCCTTCGTCGAATATTCATCCCCACCAATTACAATAAACTTATTACTATTTGTTTTTCTGCCCAACCCATTACCAAACAAATCAATTTCCCATCTTTGCTTTTTTTTATTTGCTGTTGTAAAAAAAGGAACGGTAGGTGGTAATCTCTCCAATAAAACATTTTCTTGAGTGCTTTCTAAAACATTTACACCAAAAGATGATGACAACTTTGATAGAGAAGTTATGGGACTTTCATTACTGATTGTCTTTGGTGGAATATTTGATGCTTTTAAAGAAAAGTACATTGGAAATCTTCTCTTATGAGCAGATCCAATTGGTTTTCTAGTAACTATATCAACTGGTTGAATACTCATATCCATTTGAATATCACCTTTTATTGCGCCACCAGATTGCTCGCCTTCTTTACCAATAGTGGAAATATTAATACTAAAATATTCAGATCTATGATTGGTCATAAATCTTCTCTTATAATCATTAATAATTGTTTTATATCTACCACTATTTGTAACCATTTGGGCAATAATTCCGTCAAGAGTTGTATTATCAAAATCTTTACCAAAAGTCTCCCTCACAGATTCTGGTTTAAGACTAATGGAAACAGTAATTTCAGCAATATCGTATGGTATCTGATTACTTGTTCTTGGAGTTACTCTTTTTTCTGCAGTTGGAGTCTTATTAACTGATTTTGCTAAAGTAGCATATCCGTTATATAAGGTTTTAGTCCATACACCTCCATTTTCAAATAAAGAAGGATTAATTTGTTTCATCCAATATTTCACATTCTCTTTACTATGTTTTAATCGTGAATTACTTTTTATCTGATCATTTTCAATAGTAAATAATGCTAAACTTATAGCAAAAGCTCCTTCCGCAGCATCTCCAACATTCCGTGCCATTGTTTCAATGTAAATCTTTATTTTTATTTATAAGTGCCCAAAAGAGGACTTGAACCTCCACAGAATACTCTACAGGAACCTAAACCCTGCGCGTCTACCAATTCCGCCATTTGGGCAAAGTGGAGAATAGCGGACTCGAACCGCTGACATTTTGCTTGCAAAGCAAACGCTACTACCAACTGAGCTAATTCCCCAATGAGACCATTATATCACCTAATAGGCATAAGGTCAAATAGTTCTGGATGAAGTTGTCCATACTTCCGCATCAATTCACCTGCTTTAGCATTTGCTTGATTTTCAGTTGGACTCCCAGCATGAGAACTCTTACGGTCTAAACCTTTCTCCATATGTTGCTTATAATGGACAAATTCATGAGCAAGTGTTCTCAAAATATCCATAGGATGACGATTGATAATGCTCAAATGAATTACATTTTCTTTTGAAATTTCTCCAAATGCTGCGATTCTTTTTGCATAATCGGCATCATCTATAAGGATGACTGGAATATCATAAGTAAGACGCAATTCTCTTTTTAAGAAAACTAAAAATCTTTTGAGAATTGCGTCAAACTGAATTCTTGTGGTTGGTCTTCCTTTTCTTTTACCAAGAAGAGACATATTTTTTGAAATATTTATCAGGCACCAAGAACGGCGCCAATACCATCATCAATATCTTGAATAACGGTGCGAATATCAGTGATACGCTCAGGCACGTGTTCGTAACTATAACATCGTTGCGCCTCAAACAGAACTTGACGAACTGCGGCGGCACAACGAGCATCCATTTTGATTGTTACTTTCTTATCTTTAGTCATCGATCGTCAGCAGCACGGTTTTCGGAGAAATATGCATCAAAAGCACCTTCAGGATAACGCTTAAGAAGTTTCTGCACATTGCGAGCAACAACATCATCAAGAGTAGTATCAAGTGCAATACATGCCTGAGCAACATACCACATAATATCACCCAATTCAATAATCAGGTGCTCACGGTTGTCCTCATTATAAGGTTTTCCTTGAAATATCATTTTCTTAATGATTTCAAGAAATTCTCCACCTTCAGCATTGATTCCAACCCCTGCAGTAAGAAGACGCTCAATATTAGCACCTTTCTCATCCAGTTGAACCAGACGGTCAGAAAGTGCCAGAAAGTCTTTCGATGCATCACTTGTGACCGCATCTACGAATTCAGCATACTTATCAAAATTAACGTGTTTTTGTTCCATTAAAATTTAAATCCTTCAAACGACTTTTTAGGTTTCTTGTCTTCGTTGTCATTATACTCGTCTTCATTACCAGAGTCAAGTATGTCTTTTTGTGCGGTTTGCTCACAATCATATAATCTCATTTTAGCACGGTCAATACCCACAATGAAACGCTTATACATTGTTGGATCAGCGTATCGATTTTTAAGTTGTTTCACCATAATCTGTCCCAATTGCTCAAGCTCTTCAGTGCTAATAAGGGCAAACATAAGATCGGCAGTAGCGGGCAAACCAAATGATTCACTCGTATCAGTTAATTCTGGATCCGATGACCCAAATCCACTTCTTGTCGTTTGTGTCGCACTTACGATTGGAACATTAAACTCAACGGCGAGTCCCCTAAGTTCCTCAGCAATTGCTTTAATATATGAATAAGAATTGATAGAGTTGTTTGCCTTGTGCCTAGAGGAAGCACATATATTAAGGTAATCAATAAAAATAATATCAGGTCTAAATGACTTTTTGAGAGCAAGTTCATTGAGAAGTGCCTTGAAGTGTCCAGCGTGAGCAGAAGCAGTTGGGTATTCTTTAATTATAAGAGACCCTTGAGTTTTCTTCGATAGACTTGTGACTTTATTCTCAAACATCTGGCGAGGAAGATCTACTAATTGTTGAATTGGGACATTGAGAAGGTTTGCATCAATCCTTTCTGCAATTCGCTCTTCTGCCATTTCAAGAGTGATGTAGAGAACATTCTTACCTTGGAGTAAAACTGATGATGCTACGTGACACATAAACAAAGATTTGCCCACGCCAGTTCCAGCTAAGGCAATATTGAGAGTTTTGTTAGGAATCCCACCTTTTGTGATCTTGTTGAAATATTCAAGATCAAATTCAATTCGGGATTCTTTTCGATGATAAAACTCATATCGCTCCTCGTAGTTTTGAAGATAATCGTGTCCGATATTATTGTCAAACGATACTGCTAGAGCATCAGAAAGAATACTTGGAATCGCATCACGATTTTTCTTCTCATTATTTCCATCAGCAATATGAATTGACTCCATTAGTGCCAAATAGATAGCACGATCACGACACCACTTTTCTGTAGTATCAAGCAACCATTGCTTTTCTACAGCAGCATCGTTTAAAGAAGAGTTGATTTCTCGGATCTCTTTGACCTCAGTTTCATTCAGGTCAGTGCGATTTTCTACCTCAATGTTGAGTGCTTCAATGGTGATTGCCGAACCATACTTAACAATGAATTGAACAATCTCTTCAAAAATGACCTTTTCCGCCTTTTGCTCAAAATAATCTGGTTGTATGAAAGGTATAACTTTGCGTGAGTAGTCTTCATTAAATACAAGGTTCCTTAAAATAGTTGTCTCAATTCTTTCCATTATTTGTAATGCAAATAGGCACTCATAATATACTTTGGACCACTGATTGGCGATTCCCCCTTATGAGGGAACATCCAAAGCGGAG